TTTTCTAGTGGAGGCATTTTGTTTAATGCAATATTCATTTGTCATTGTATTGGTACTGATAGCCTTAAAGCCGTCTAGTTTTCCTGTCATTTTAGAGATGTGAACTAATGGGTAGTTTGACATTTTGTTTTATCCTTTTGTTTTGGTTTAAGTTAATTCTAGAATTGCCACCGATAACGATGACAATGTTAAAGTTAACCTTTTATTAATTCAAACATTTCTTTTTTGATTGCATCTGTATGAGACAACCAAGCTAATACATCTCTTTTTGCTTGTTCGTAACGTCTATTAGCCCTCTCATATTCTAACATTAAATCCTTCAATTTTTGTTCTGTTGTTCTTTCGGTTAATCTTTTTGCGTCTTTATCAAGTTTTCTTTGAGCTTTTTTGCCGTCTGTATTTATTATTCTCATTTTAAAATCCCTTATATTTAATTAATTTTTGTTTGTCCCTATTTATAATTCTAAGCTTTTCAATATGTCAACCCATTAAATAAAATAAATGATAATAATATTCAGACTATATAATGCATGGATAAAAAGAACGTGTCCCATTGTGTCATTCAGTTTGCATTGTCCCTAGATTTGTCATGGATTACAGTGGGTTAAATGCTTGGGTATTGCTTGGGTATTATTGCCCTGACAATCTTCAAGCATCCCTGTGTCATTCCTGCAACACTGCGATGGATTTGCCACAGTGTTGTACTTTTGCAACTACCTGGAGTGTAACATTTGTGCAACACTAGGGTATTGACCAAGGGGGCTAGGGGGTATCCTTCTATATGTACATTGTACCAAAACATTTTCTAAGGATTTTCTTAGGCATGCAAAAAGAAACCCACCAAAGGAGTTAACCAGTGGTGGGCTGCATGTAAGATCTGTATGGGTGGGGGACTTACAGTAGAATCTGGACGTGTCCCTAAGACTTACCGTAAGTACCTTGCGTAGACTACCAAGCTTAGATAGACATTAGAGTAATGGATTATACCTTGGTATTACTATAGTATATATACTTATACCGCCTGGCGGCTAGTAATGAAATTATACACCCTATTCTTACTTGTGTCAATACCTTTAGATGTATTTCAACAATATACCATAAATAAATAAATAAAGTGTTGACATATATATCACACCCATGGTATACTACGTAAATTACAAACAGTAAAGAGTATAACCACCATGATGTTCCAGTACGAAAACTTCAAAGGCTCTAACGGCAAGACAAAGACCAAGAGTTTATTCTATGAGTTATGTTACTCAGGTACAGAGGATGCTGTGTTTACTCTTAAAGACAGAGACCTAGAAGCTCACGGCAAGATGTACTTGTCATTACAAAAGCTATACCTACAGATGGCTCCAGCTGACCCTACAGAGTACGGGTTTGCTCAGACAGTCTTTGGTTCTTGGGATGTATGGCAGAACGTGTCAACAGCATCAGGAGTTAAGCCTCACATATCCAGATGGAGAAAAGAGGTAGAGGTTAAGGTCAAGTCAGAAGCTATCAAGGCTATAGCTGAAGAGATGAAGTCTAACGGAAGAAGTTCCTTTAGTGCAGCCAAGCTTCTATTGGACAAGGGTTGGTTAGACAAAGACACAGCCTCAGTAGCTAAAGGTAAACTTAAAGCTAAAGAAGTAGAAGACGAAAACAAAGCAGCACTAAATCTTCTCCATGAAGATGCTGAACGATTAGGTTTGAATAGAACCAACTAAAAGAAAAGAGATGATCCCGTCTAGCTTATAGTTTATTCCTTCTAGTAAGCCATAGACCTTTCTCTCTTTGTCAAAATTAAAAAGAGGATACCTACACATTGTTATTTTTCCCTACAGCAGATGAAGACTTCAAGTACTTCAGGAACCAAGGTTATACTGGTTCAATTAACGACATGCATTACAAAGCTATGGGTGACCTAGGTTACACAGGCTCTTTGAATGACAGAATACATGCGTACCTTACAGCAACATACGGTAGCTATTACGAAGCTATGAGAGACTTACGTAATGGTACATCTGTGTTTGCATTAGTAGGCTACCGTGTTTTAGGGATTAACCCTGACCTAGTACTTGATTTTAAGAATAGTTACTACAGGAAAAGTGGTACTGCTTCTACGTTTTCAGGAACTATAACTCAAGCTCGTGCATCATCAGCTACAATGACAAACAGCTCAGGTACTCTTGTAACTGTAGGTAACAACGTACCAAGAACAGGCCACCACGTCTACAATGGATCAGCTTGGGTTAACGAAGGCATACTCCACGAGACTGATGCTAGAACTAACTTAATCACCCATTCAGATTTTAGTGGGTCTTGGCTTACATTTCAATCTACATTAGCTGAAGCATCTGTCACAGCACCAGACGGTAGCCAAGATGCTTACTCTCTAACACCTAGTACATCATCAACTGCACATTATGCCCAATTTAATTTAACAGCAGCAAATGGAACTCACACTGATAGTGTGTATGTAAAAGCTAACGGCTATACTAAATTTTTCATCCGTCCTGTACATGTTGGTGCATCGGAAGGTGATACATCTGATGCAAAATTTAACTTAACAACAGGTGAGGTAATTAGCTATTCAACAGATACTTTTACTTCTATTTCTATTGAAGATGTAAGCAATGGTTGGTATAGGGTTTCATTTGGCTTTAAAACTACAGGTACAGTCACCAACTCACAAGTGAGACTACAAGCTCTAAATAATACAGGAGCAGGAATATTTGCAGGAGATGGTACTTCTGGTTTTTATGTTTTTGCACCACAACGAGAAGCAGCTGCAACGGTTTCTTCTTACATTGCAACATCAGGGACAACAGCCACTCGTGCTGCTGAGACACTGATTGTCCCTGCGGCTAACTTACCTTATAGTTCTACTAACATGTCTATTCAAATGGATGGCAAGATGACTTATGCTGATACGGGTGCGTTTGGCACTGTTCGACTGTTTGATTGGACACTGGACGCAAATAACGGAATTATCGCAAACATTACTACTGAGGGTAGTTTTGATGGGCAAATCTACTTTACACAGGAAGCAGGTGGAGTTGTAGATAATGTGAACTCCGATGCATTTAACATTGGCATCAACGTGCCATTTAACATCGCCTCTCGTCATGGCTCAGGATTTATTAATGGTGCTATATCTGGCACAGCACTAACAGCTAACACAACACCATCAGCTTTACCTAATTTGTCATCTACGAACTTAAAGATTGGTTTCAAGCTTATGGGTACAATAAGTAAGTTCAGAATGTGGGATGAAGACCTAACAGACACAGGTATTGAGGAGGCTTCAACATGATAGATTTTTATTTAAAGTTAGATAACGAAGCAGCAATGTCTACAGTCTTGTCAGACTTCTATGATGAAGACGGTGAGTTTGTATCAAATACAGATGACTATGCCATCGATGTTGTAGGGGTTTTACATGAACCTACAGGTGTAACTCTTACATCTGACTTTGAGGATATACAGTACCCTGAGATGCAAGCTATCCCAGGTTGGCATGTTAACATACGTTTGTTAAATGAAACTTTTAAACAAACTGTAGAATCCCTAAATACATTACACGGTGTATCCCCTGAGTCACCTAAAAGAATTTGGTTTTAGAAACACAATAATCCACCACTGGTAAAGGATAAACAAACAATGACTAAGAAACCTGACATAACAACGATAGCTTCAGGCTATTACAGTAGACAAGCACTCAATACAAACTTTGAAAATATCCAAGATAGTTTTGACAACACACTGTCATTAGATGGTAGTGTTCCTAATTCTATGAGTGGTGATATAGATATGGGAAGTAATGACATACTTAATGCAGATCTTATTACAACATCTTCCCTTAGGCTAGATGGTACATCTGTAACTGCAAGTGGTTTAAGTGCAGCAGGTGCTTCTTTATCTTCTGATAACCATACAGGCAACGGAAGTACAAAAGTCTTTTCTATGTCATACAATCCATTTATTAAAGACAACACTCAAGTTTATATTAATGGTCTTTACCAAGAAAAATCATCGTATTCTATTTCAGGAACAAACCTTACTTTTGTAGCAGCACCTGCCAATAGTGCTAAGATTGAAATTGTAGTTTCACGTACACTAGATTTTGGCGCAACAGATGCTTCTAACGTAGCTTATACACAGGGTAGCACGAATTCTGTTAATCGTACAGTTCTAGCTAAGTTACAAGAAAGTGTGTCAGTCAAAGACTTTGGTGCTGTGGGTGACGGATCAACAAACGACACGTTAGCTTTTCAAAGAGCAGCTAATTCTGGGAAGGTTCTCTTTATCCCAGAAGGTACATACATACTTACAAGTGCAATAAATTTTACAGGATCACCTACAATTCGTGGTGAGGGTATTAGGGAAAGTGTTTTACAATGGGCTGGATCTAGTGGAATTTCTATTGTAGGTAATGCTAATGAATTTGACCCTGTTAATATTTCTAACCTTTCGTTACGTACAACAGGAGTATCAGCAGGGCAAGCAATAAGAATTGTTAACACAGCACAAATAGGTTCAGGTTCAGGTGTTATTAATGGTAGAACTTATAGTAGACTAAACATAACAAATGTTGCTTGTACTGGAGCAACCAATAACACTTTTACAAACGGTTGGCAAAGAGGTTTATATTGCACAGATGTTTTACATGCAACAGTTGACAAATTTCACTTTACAGGTAAACACGTAGATGGTGATGCTGGTACTATCAACAGCCTTGACGGAATTAAGTTTGATGGAGATGGAGCTGCTGTAGAAATTGTAATTAGAGATAGCTGGATATTTCATTCAGTAAACGGAATTGATATAGGAAATTCTGAAGGTGTCTTTGTTAGTCAGTGTAATTTAATTAACTGTAATATTGGAATGTTTTTTCAAGCTGGTTCTTTAGAACCACAACTTAATTTAATAGGTAATCATATAAATGCTAACATTAATTGTGTTAAGTGTCAGTACTTAGCTCAAGGAAATATATCACAAAATCTTCTTTATGCTCGTTCTACAGCTCCAGGTAATGTAACTGGCGTAACTCTTGCTAATTGTAAATACGTTATGGTAACTAACAATATCTTTGTAGATACTCAAACAGGAAATGATTTTAACGGTGTTGTAGTAAACTCTGATGGCCTTGCTTGTCTTGTTAAAGATAATGTATTTCAAAAAGCAACGACAGCTATTTGGCTACAATCTGGATCATCAGGAGTTCGTGTAGGAGAAAACGTATTTAACACTATATCAACAAACAGAATACTTGATCAAAGCAGTATGAGTTATGTTAAAGGTTCAAATACATTAGCAAGAAGAACAACTACAACAACGATTGCATCTGGTACTTCACTAACTCCCGTTACGTGGCAAGCTAGTGATTTTGAATACAATAACTCTTGGAGTGGTTCTAATCCGACACGTTTAACGGCACATGCATCAGGACGTTATAGAGTATCTGCAACTATAGTTTTTCCTGAAAATGCGACAGGTTTTAGACGTGCAGCTATTACTAGAAATGGTAATACAGTAAGAGGATTTCCATTAGTAGTTATGAATGCTGTTTCAGGACTAGGTACAACTATATCTACAGGAGAATTTACAGTAGACTTAACAGATGGGCAATACATTGAATTAGAAATTGCACAAAATTCTGGAAGCACCTTAACACTTCCAGTTGGTGAAAGCCATTTAAAACTAGAATTTGTCAGAGAATAAAAATACTTCTTGACAACCGTAACATAACCGTGGTACAATGGCAACAATAGATCAAATTAGACAAGCTGCTGAGAATGACTTAGTAACATTCATTAAGTTAGTAGCACCTGAACAAGTGCTTGGGCAATGTCATGAGGACGTATGTAATTGGTGGGGTAACGAAAATGCCAAGTCTCACCAGCTTCTTTTGTTTCCTCGTGACCATGGTAAGTCTCGTTTAGTTGCTTACAGAGTTGCCTGGGAATTAACCAAAGACCCAACCCTTCGTATCCTATATATATCAGCTACAGCTAACTTAGCAGAGAAACAACTAGGGTTTATTAAAAGTATTCTAACCTCAGAAATATATAGTAGGTACTGGCCTGACCATGTACACCCTGAAGACGGTAAGAGAACAAGGTGGACTAACTCCGAGATTATGTTAGACCATCCTTTAAGGAAAGCAGAGAAAGTACGTGACCCGTCTGTGTTCACTGGTGGTCTTACTACTTCTCTTACAGGGATGCACTGCGATATTGCTGTACTCGATGACATAGTAGTATACGAGAATGCTTACACTGGTGAGGGTCGTAACAAAGTAAAAAGCCAATACTCTCTATTGTCATCCATTGAAGGAGCTGATGCTAGAGAGTGGGTGGTAGGTACACGTTACCATCCTGTAGATCTTTACAACGATCTTCTACAAATGGAAGAAGACTTATACGATAACGAAGGAAATAAGATAGGTGAGGAAAACATCTACGAAATCTTTGAACGTCCTGTAGAGGATAGAGGAGATGGTACAGGTGAAATGTTATGGCCTCGTAGTCAACGTAGAGATGGTAAGTGGTTTGGGTTTGACATTAAGGTACTAGCTAAGAAACGTGGACAGTACTTAGACAAGGGTCAGTTCAGAGCACAGTACTACAACGATCCGTCAGACCCTGACAATGTACCGATAGAAAGCAGTAGATTTCAGTACTACGAACGTAAATTACTTAAAGAAGAAAATGGTTACTGGTTCTACAAAGATGCTAAGTTAAACGTATTTGCAGCAGTAGACTTTGCTTTTAGTTTATCTAAGAAATCTGACTACACAGCCATTGTTGTTGTAGGTGTTGACTCAGACAATAATGTTTACGTACTCGACATAGATCGTTTTCGTACTGACAGGATTACAGAATACTTTGAGCACATACTACAGTTGTCAACTAAGTGGTCATTCCGTAAACTAAGGGCTGAGGTTACAGTAGCTCAACAAGCAATCGTTAAACAACTTAAAGAACTTATCAAACAACACGGACTTGCTATCAGTGTAGATGAGTTTAGACCTAACAAATATCAAGGTAATAAAGAAGAACGTATCTCAGCTACTTTAGAACCTCGTTATGACAACTTACAGATATGGCACTACCGTGGTGGTAACATACAAACTTTAGAAGAAGAACTTCAATCAAGGAACCCACCGCACGACGATATTAAAGATGCTCTTGCTTCAGCTATAGATATTGCTGTTAAACCCTTCAAGAGTGTACGTAGAGATAAGAGTGCTAATATAGTTTGGGCTAATAATAGATTTAGAGGAGCCTCTTAATGGCTGGTGAAACAATAGAATTAGAATATCTTTTAGGTCCTGACTCAATGGCTGTCGAGGTGTCTAATCGTTGGCGTGAGTGGTCTAACCTACGTCAAACAAAGGTTGAAGAGTGGAAAGAGTTACGTAACTACTTATATGCTACTGACACAAGTACAACTAAGAATGCTATGCTTCCTTGGTCTAACAGTACTACAACACCTAAGCTAACACAGATCATGGATAACCTCCATGCTAATTACTTTGCTACATTATTCCCACAGTCTAAGTGGATGCGTTTTGAAGCTGAGACAAGAGATGCTAACACTAAAGCTAAACGTAGTGTCATACAAGCATACATGGATAACAAAGTTCGTCAGTCTGATTTTATTAATACAGCCAGTGACTTACTATACGATTACATTCAATATGGTAATTGTTTTGCTACTGTTACGTGGGAAGACAACTATCAAGTTAAAGAAGCTGGGGACCTCGTTGTAAACTATGTAGGTCCAAAGGTTGTACGTGTTTCACCATACGATCTTTGCTTTAACCCTACAGCACCCAGCTTTGAGAAGTCACCTAAGATCCTCAAGTCTATAAAGACTCTTGGAGAGATCCGAAATATGATAGATGCTGATCCATCTAAGTCATACATGGAAGGTGTCTTCTCTAAAATGATGGGTGCTAGAGCTGCTGTAAGGGGTTCTGACGCCACATACGATAAAGCTGACGGTTACATAGCTGACGGTTTTACATCCATTCAGCAGTACTATGAGTCGGACTACGTGGAAGTTCTAACCTTCTATGGCGACTACTACGATACTGAGAATGGTGTTCTACTAAAGAATCGTGTCATCACAGTCGTTGATCGTGCATATGTCATGGCTAACGAAGAAGACCCTAGCTGGTTAGGTAGCTCCCCTATCTTCCAAGCTGGATGGAGACCTCGTCCTGACAACTTGTATGCAATGGGACCACTAGATAACTTGGTCGGTATGCAGTACCGTATTGATCATTTAGAGAACTTAAAGTCAGATGTGTTTGACCAGATAGCTTACCCTATGCTAAAGATTCGTGGTGATGTAGAAGACTTTGACTTTGAACCTGGTGGTCGTATATACTTAGGTGAAGAGGGTGATGTAGGTTACATGGCTCCTGATGCTACAGCATTACAGGCTGACTTACAGATTAGGTTCTTGGAAGATAAAATGGAAGAGATGGCAGGTGCTCCTCGTCAGGCTATGGGTATCCGTACACCAGGTGAGAAGACAGCATTTGAAGTTCAGTCATTACAGAACTCAGCATCTCGTATCTTTGAACACAAGACAGCCCACTTTGAACGTGTGTTCCTTGAGCCAATACTTAATGCTATGCTTGAAGTGTCTCGTCGTTATATGAACATGTCTGACACCATAAGAGTTTTGGATGATGCAACAGGTGCTGTTTTGTTCCAGACGATTACTAAAGATGACATTACAGCTAAAGGTAAGATTGTTCCTGTAGGTGCTAGACACTTTGCAGAACGTGCTAGACGTATACAAAACCTTACCCAGTTATATCAGATTAAGTTGTCAGACCCTACAGTGGCTGCTCACTTGTCAGGTAAAGAGTTTGCTCGAATCTTATCAGAAGAGTTGGGTGAACCTGAGTTGTTCTCAGAAAACATTCAAGTATCTGAGCAACTTGAAACACAACAGCAGATGCAAGAAGCTGAAGCTATTAACCAAGAACAATTAATGTTAGCTCAAGAAATGGGAATATAGATATGCCATATAAAGCAGGTAAAGTTAAACCTTACAGTAACACAACAAAGAAACCTAAGCCTACAAAGAAGCCTAAAGCAAAGCCGATGAAAAAGAAGTAATGCAAGCTACTTGGTTAAAAGGTCTTAAGGGACAAGAGAAAGAGAAACGTAAAGCTGAAGTATTAGGTTACAGAAATGCTTTTGATTCTCTTAAAGAAATTCTCGAACATGATTTTAAAAAGAAAGAATCTGTCCGTGATTACGCAGTACCCAATTGGGAACTACGTCAAGTGGCAGTCAACGAGTACAACCAAGTACTTGAAGATCTGCTTAAACTAATAACAATTAATAAGGAATAAAACATGGATGTGTTTTCTGAGAGTGGTCAAACCAATGACACTACTCAACCTGAGATTCAAGCTACTGAGAGTACCCAACCACAGGATTCTTTTGTACAGAAACTCGTAGAGGCAAAGGGAGATAATTGGAAAGACCCTGAAGTATTAGCCAAAGGCAAAATAGAAGCTGACGGTTATATTAAAGAACTTGAAGGACAACTCAGTAATATGAGGGAAGATTTAAGTAAACAGGATTATGCCAAAAATCTCTTGGAACAGTTGCAAAATAAGGCCGCAGACCCCATCAATGCGAAGAATGCAATGCCAAACAATGATACTGGTGGCACGTCAGAAGGAAATACCAACCCCAATCTGAGTGAGGAAGACCTGAAGAGCCTCGTTGAACGTACACTAACTGAACGAGATAAAGATTCTGTTGTAAAGCAAAACCTTAATCTTGTTAATGAGGAAATGGAAAAGAGCTACGGCACTGATGCTTCAGCTAAGATCCAAGATAAAGCTAAGGAGCTAGGGCTAACTATAGAACGTATGCAAGAAATTGCTGCTGAGTCACCCAATGCTTTCTTTAACCTTATTGGTGAACCTAAGAAAAACTTTAAACCTATGGTTGAAGGTTCGGTTCGTACAGAAGGTGTCAACATGCAAGCCTCGAATGAACGTGATTGGTCTTACTACCAAAATCTTCGTCGAGATAATCGTAGTCTTTACTATAGCCCAAAAATACAACGACAACTTATGGAAGATAAAAGTCGTTTGGGTGGTAAATTTGGAATCTAATGGAGAATAAAATATGTCTGGTATGAACACAGCAAATTCAACTCTTCTTACTCGCACCGAAGTCTGGTCCAGTGAGTTAAAGGAGATATTAAGAGATGAGATGCAAGCACAACGGTACGTCCGTATGCTTGAAGGTTTCCCTGATGGAAACACTTTCCACATCCCATCAATCGGTCAAGCACAGGTTGACAACTACAACGAAGATTCGTCAGTTGAATATCGTCCACTTGACACAGGTGAGTTCACCTTCTCAGTAGACAAGTATCTGTCATCAGCTACTTACATGACTAAGAAAGCTGAACAAGACACTTTCTATGGTAACGAGTTAATGAGTCGTTTTGTTCCTGAACAAGAACGTGCTATCATGGCTCACTTTGAAACTACAACTATGGCTGCTTCTGAAGCTGGTATTTCCAACAACGGTCAAGCATTAGTTGATGGTGGAATACACCGTTTCTCAGGTGGTAACGCAGGTAAAATCGAAGTAGAAGATTTTGCATATGCTCGCATGAAATTGAAAATGGCTAACGTGCCAGATCAAAACATGATTGCTATTGTTGATCCTTCTGTTGAGTTTACAATTAACACATTGTCACAACTTGCAGCTGTTACTAACAACCCTAAGTTTGAAGGTATTGTAAGTAAAGGTATTGCATCTGGTATGCGATTTGTTGCTAACGTATATGGTTTTGATGTATACACATCTAACTACTGTGCATCTGCAACAGATACAGCATTGAAGGAACGTGACAACTCAACAACGAATGCGTTTAACTCAACTAACGGTAAAGTTAACTTGTTCTTCTCAGCTGACTCAACTGTGAATCCATTCGTGGGTGCATGGAGACAACAGCCTGAAGTTGATTATGAGTATAACAAAGATTACCAACGTCACGAGTTTGTAACAACTGCTCGTTACGGTGTTAAGTTATACCGCCCTGAAAACATGGTTCGTGTTATCACGACTCCAACAGTATAAGGAGATATATAAATGTCTTACACTAACTCAGATGGCCTATTTGTACTCACTGACGGTGAGCAAGGGGCTGTAAAACAAAACGGTGGATCTTTAGGTGCAACTAAATTTCTAGTTGTTGAAATGCCTGATGCATCTACTATTGGTTCTGTTCAAGTACCTCCGACTCCAAATGATGCATTTATACCAGCTGGTTCTTACATCACTAAAGCAACTCTTGTTGTTCAAACTGCATGGACATCTGCTGGTTCTGCAACCTTAAACATTGGTTTGTATAAGAGCAATAACACTGCTGGTGATGCAGACGGTATTGATGCCACTATTGCTTTAGCAGCATTAGCAGCCGATAAAGCTGTTATATGTAACGGTGCTCAAGTAGGTGGAACAGCTGCTCTTGGAGCCGACAATTTATATGTTGGGTTTAGATATGGCACAGCTGCTTTCACAGCAGGTGCAGCTAAACTTGTTATCGAGTATATCGAAATATAAATAAAACAAAGTTTGGGGGGCTTAGTGCTCCCCTTACCTCTCTTGTCATAACAAGGAAATTCAAATGGCTAACGTAAACCACTCATCTTTAACAGATCCTCTCTTACATGAACCTAAAGGTGTAGCTTCAGCCGATGCTGGTAAAGTCTACGTAGCTAACGGATCAGGATCTGGAACATGGACATCTAAAGAAACCCTAGTTGGAGAAACTCTAACAGGTTACATTGAAAATATATCTACATCCACTAAAGTCTATGTACCTGTCCCTTTTGCTGGTACAATTAATAAAGTAGTTACAGTTCTTGAAGCTGCTATAGGCAGTTCGAATGCTACTATCGCAGTTAAGAATGCATCCAATGCTTCTATGGGTACTATTACAGTTGCTCATTCAGGATCAGCAGCAGGTGACGTAGATTCACTTTCACCCTCATCTAACAATACAGTAACAGCAGATAGTTTTATTACCATAGAAACAAATGGTGCTTCTGTTAACACTGCCGCCCTTCGTTTTGTAGTAGTACTGGATAGATCATAATGAAACGTACCCTCCTAGAAATGGTTCAGTCAATACTAAGTGACATGGACTCAGAATCTGTGAATTCTATTAGTGACTCCGTTGAAGCTGAACAGGTAGCATCTGTCATACAAGACACATTCTTTAACCTGATTGCAGCACGAGACATACCTGAGCACAGACAGTTAATTAAGCTAACGTCATTAGCAGACAGCACTAAACCAACACACTTTAAGTACCCAACTAACACTCGTCAGATTAGTCGAGTTGATTACAACATAGCAACTACAGGTACTACTTACAGAGAGATTACATTTGTTGAGCCTATGATCTTTATAGACCGTATGAACCAGGATACCTCTAGTAATATTACAGTGACAGATGTTGCAGGTGGAACTACATTATTCATAGGTAACTCTACAAGCCCATCATACTATACAAGTTTTGATGACGAACATATTGTCATGGATTCATATGATGCTGACATTGACACAGTACTTCAGATTAACAAGTCAAGAGCATTCGGTTATGTGTACCCAACATTTACTATAGCTGATAGCTTTGAGCCTGACCTAGATGACACAATGCTTCCTTATATGTTAGCAGAAGCTAAATCAACTTGCTTCTCATTGTTTAAGTCGGGGTCAGATCCTAAGATTGAACAGTCAGCACGTAGGTTAAAGTCTTTTGTACAGAACGATATGTATAAAACTAAACGAGCTAACAAACGTCCATACTACGGAAGAAATTAATGATTGAATTTATAGAAGACACCGCAAAGCAAAGGTGTGTTTGTAAGACTGATAAACTTAACACTGATATTATAATACAAAAGTCAAACGATGGGTTTATATTCTTTGAGATTAAGTTTACAAAAGGCAGTCCACCAGCAGAGCTTAGTGGTCATTATTCAAGTATACTAAAGGCTAAAGCAGCTGTAGAACATTACTTGAATAACAGGAAAGAAACTCCCACAGTCCGAAGAGACAACTTCAGTAAAGCTAGACAAGAACGGAAAAAACAAGATGGCCCAGAGATTAAGTCAAAAGGTAGTGAACACGTTCATCAAGGGTCTGATAACGGAAGCTGGTGAACTAACATTTCCTCAAGACGCATCTATAGATGAATCCAACTGTCTTCTTGACAGGGATGGTACTCGTCGTCGTAGACTAGCTGTTGAGTTAGAAACAAACAATGTTTATTCTACCTTTGCACTAAATAATGCATTTGTATTTACAACTGGTAGATGGAAGAACGCAGCTGGTGTTGCTGGTTTAGAATTTCTTGTTGTACAGGATGGTACAACTCTACGTTTTTACAATACATCTTCAGAACCATACTCAGGTAATCAAGAAACCTTTAATGTTAACCTTAACACCTTTAACTTTGCAGGTAGTGTAGGCCCAGGTTTAGCTAAGGTTCAAATGGACACAGTTAATGGTACTCTTGTTGTTACCTCTGAAGCTATAGAACCTTTCTACATTGAATACGATGCAGATGCTAACACAATTTCTACTACACAAATATCTCCTCGTGTAAGAGACTTTGAGTGGCTAGGTGAAACAACAACATATACTACATCCAAAGCATCAGCTGATACTAACCGTAAATACGATACAGCTAACTCAGGTTGGTCAGGTGTCAAAGGGTCAGCAGCTTTAGCTACTTATCTAGCACAAGAAACAGAAACTGTAGGTTTTCCTGATAACAAATACCCACCACTCACACACCCTTGGTACTCAGGTAAAAATACATCAGGTGACTTTACTGTAGCTGAGTGGAATAAAGTATTCACAGGTTCTACACTTACAGGTAACGGTAGTTTTGTTCTTGACTTCTTTTCTAAGAACCGTAGTGATGCTTCGGGTATTGCAGGTATTACAACTGAAAATGAAAACAGCAGGTTTAAAGCTGTAGCTTCTTTTTCTGGACGAATCTTCTATGCTGGGTTGACAGGATCAAAGAATGCTGGTAAGATACTCTTTAGTAAATACTTAGATAACATAACAGAATCTGACAGATGTTATCAACAGAACGATCCAACATCAGAAGAGATAAGTGATCTACTAGATACTGATGGTGGTGTCATATCAATCCCTGAAGCATCTAACATACTAAAGCTACATGTATTTAGAAGCTCAATCTTTGTGTTTTCTGAGAATGGTGTATGGCAGATAGAAGGTGTTGATGGTGTTTTCAAAGCAACAGAGTACTCTATATCTCAAGTATCTCAGATTGGTTTAAATAACCCACAGTCTTTTGTCAGTGTTGAAGGTGTACCTATGTGGTGGTCTAAGCATGGTATACACACACTAGCTTTTGATCAAGTGTCAGGTCGAGCTAATGAGCAGAACCTTAGCATTGGTACTATACAGTCATTCTTTGAGTCTATAGACGGTAATTCTCGTCAGCAGTGTACAGCAGTATACGATGAGACAAACAAAAGAATACACTGGTTTTACCCTAACAACGGTGAGATAGTATCCAACAAGAAGAATAAAGTATTAACTCTTGATATTACTCTTCAGGCTTTTTATCCTTGGACTATAACAGATAGTGCAAGTAACCCTGATTACATCTTAGGTGCTGAGTACTTACCAGGGTTTGGGTCAGACTTTGAAAACAACGATGTCATTACACTAGACGGTGACGATGTAATTACTTCAGGTGGTGACGATGTTGTGGTTTCTACACTAACTGAGTTGTCACAAGCTGATGCAAATATCGTACTAATGGTGTTTGATAATGCTACAAGTAAGTTGACAATGGGTCTGTTCTCTGGTACTGACTTCTTAGATTGGGGTGATGCTAACTACAGCTCGTATGCTGAAGCTGGTTATGACTTCATGGGTGACCTTATACTGAAGAAGAATGCACCATACGTACAAGTTTACTTACGTCCTACAGAGACAGGGTTCTCAGGTAGTGACGAATTAGGTTATACACCAGTTCGTGAGTCATCACTATTGGTGTCATCGTATTGGGACTTCCGTACTAACACGTCATCATCACCCCAACAGGCATACAGATTGAAGTATACTCCTGTTGTTAACGAGTCCAGCTTAGGCACATGGGACTATCCTGAAAAAGTCGTAACCACACGGCTAAAAATGAGAGGTCATGGCCGCAGTATGCGCCTTAGATTCGAAAGTGAACAAGGTAAAGATTTCGTACTGTTAGGCTTTGGAATACTTAATGCAGTCAATACCCGTTTCTAAGAAATTAGATGGAATTAAAGGTTCATGTTTTAGTATACAGCTTGAGTACAACGAAGATTTTATCATACTACACTTACCCACTATAGATAAGATGACGAAAGAAGTCTTAATAGAAATGAAGACTATGTTATCTGACTGGTGGTTATTTGTAAAAACAATGGGCTACAAAGCAATCTTTGCAGCTGTAGAACCAACCCACAAAGTAAACAAACTTTTGCTTATGTTAGATTTTAAATATGTAGGGGAAGACAAAGGTTACTTTGTTTATCAATTTAAGGAGTAGATAATGGTAGCAAAAGCAACAATCGCCGCAGTAATAGGTGCAACAGCTGCAGTAGCAGGTACTGTACAGTCAAATAGAGCACAGAAAAGATCAGCAGGGTTACAAAGGCAACAACAACAGCTACAGTCTCGTCGTAGTCAACGCCAGGCTGTACGTGAGGCACAGATGCGTAGAGCACAAGCACAAGTACAAGCTGGTGCTTTAGGTGTCACAGGTGGCTCAGGTTTAGCTGGTGGACAGGCTTCTTTGTCATCACAGCTAGGTAGTAACATTGGGTTTGCAGGGCAGATGTCAGGGTTATCCCAAGGGATTAGTATGCAGCAGAGTAAGGCACAACAAGGACAAGCATTAGCTGGTTTGGGTATGAAAGTATTCTCAGGTGTTGACGGTTTTGAACAGCTTGGTCTTACATAGTAAACGATTGGATAATAAACGTGGAATTTATTGATACTTCTGAAAACAAGACTGGTGGCTTTATAGACTCTCAAGATGTCTATGGACCAGAGTTTGTACGTCCACCTAATGTAGATAATGAGGCCATACTTAAAGGTAATGAAACACCTGAAGAAGCATCAGAACGAATAAACAGTCAAGCATCTATGTCATTTAAAAGAAAAGTGACAAGGGCTATTGATAACAAAGAAGATACTATAGAACTTGCAGAGGTTATTTCAGATGGTGAAAATAAACTGTTTGGTATCTACAGTAAGGATGACTTGTATATAGAAGACGATGTACTTAGTCGTAGTGAAGGATACACAGCTGCTGAAACTCGTTACTATAAAAACTTACAGATACTTACAGAAGAGATGGAACAAGCTGCTGTTGAGCAAGAGGGTAAGAGTTACATTGGTTATGGTATTGATCTAATTGACAGAGAAATACTAAGGGCTACAGCTTTTGGTTGGTATGAGAACCTTACCAATCGTACAGCTCGTGAGGGAGATCGTTTGCTCTCTACTATGTTTGACACAGCTGACCCTAAAGAGATGCGTAGGTTTGCTAAAGACTACGTAGATGATATACGTAAAGAAGGTTTGGGTAAGGAAAATGCATTTGCTTATGCTCAGATGGTTAGAGAAGTATACGGTAAAGGTTACAACCCAGACGCAGCTTGGGATAAAGTATTCGGTACACTAGATCTATTAGGTCTTGTAGGTGTAGTAGGTAAGACTGCTGGTATAGCTAGAAGTATTTCTAAAGCAGCATCTTTTAAATCTACAACAGCAGCAACTCGTGCTGGTAATTTAGGTGGTGTAGAAGAAGCTAACAAAGTAGCTGACAACTTACACTCTAAAGATATTGATCCTCTTAACACAGCTAACCTACAGTCTAGTGTTGTAGATCCTAATGGTGGTGGTGTAAGACCATCTGCTGGCTGGGCACAAAAAATTCAAGACACAAATGATATTGTTACAACTGTTATAAAGGGTGAGGCTACAGGTGCTGTACCTACAGCTGCTCGTATTGTAGACCAAGAAGCTTTAAAGGTAGCTGCTGTAGAAAAGTTTACAAGAACCTTTAAGTATAATTTATATGACACTAGGTTTAATCCTATAGATACTCAAACGTCATCTATTGATTTTCTTATAGGTAAAGGTACAGATGGGACAGCATTCAAACCCTTAAAGAGTGGTGAAGCTCCTAGTGGTGCTAGAAAAATTGCAGAGAAAACTGACGGTGAAGTAATACCTTTAGATCCTGACAACTTATCTCTCGGATATGTGGTTAAAGTATCTGAAGCAGCAGATTTGTCATCTGGTTTAAAGGGACGTTTGGATACAAAGCTAGTTCAAAATGCTTGGACTAAAACAATTGGCAAACTGTATGACAATAAGTATGTTGCTTCTGCAGCTACAAGGGATGTTTCAGAACTAAATACACTTGCTCTTCGTTCAGCTACTGCTGATAAGTATCTTAGCAAGACAGGAAATAAGAAGAAAGAGATAATAGCTAAGTTAAACTATGATGACACAAATATGTTGAATGGTATACTAGCAACACTAAGAGATGGACCTGAGAGTGTACTACGTAAGGAGTGGAGTGAAACAAACTTTAAAGCTCACTGGGTAGGTAAAACAAACGAACAACCTTCTCAAGAAGTGTTGGATGCCTTTAAAGCTTCTCAAGATTTGTCAGATGCTGCATACTTTTTTACTTCTCAAGAAATACTAAAGTCTTATATATCTAAAGGTTTCAAGAACTCAGTGCAAGTAGCTGAGGGTATCTTCTTACCTGCTAAAAGAACTACACTTAGTAAGTTACCTGATGATGCTAAGGTTCTTGACAATATGAATGGTGTCAAACTGTATGCTAAAGAGGTAGACGATATACCTGAAGACACTGTAGTATGGGAACTTAACTCTCCTTGGAGTGGTCAGGATTATGTTATATTACCCTCTACAGTAAGAGTTATAGAACCTAGTGATGTCTTGGGTTACTCAGCTTATGGTAGACGTACTAATCCTTTGGCTAAATACTTCTTGTTCTTAACAGGGGGTAAGGGTGTCAAGACTATACTTACAGCATTCAGTGACCAAACAGCACAGTTAGCAACAAAAGAATTACAAGCTATCCAGGCTGCTTACAAGACTGACAAGATTACAGACGAAAGCATTACTGAAGTTATCCAAGCAAACAACAGCTGGAGTCCTAGTATAAATACTAAAGCTGATATGGACAAGTGGTTAACAGATAACAAAATAGATATTACAGAAGGTAAAGTAGGCAGTAAACTAAGAGATGATACTATTGAAGATCCTTTTGATAAAGTCTTTAATGGTGAATCTGTAGAAGAATACGTCCACAACCAGATGGCTCGTAGTGACACACCACTTACAGAATACGGTGGGTCTTCAGCCTACAACCCAAGCCCATTGTCTTCTATTGTAGATCAGTATGGATCAGCTGCCCACCAGTATGCTAGTTCTGTTTACACACATCGTGCTATGCAAGGGTGGATTGAACAGGTTCGTTTGATGAAAAAAGAAGGTGTTAATATTGGCGTTGAGGTAGGTCAAGGTTCTAACTTTAAAAAACTATTCCTGACAGCTAAAGTAGTTGGCTCAAGTCCTGAAGCTGGTCGTATGCGTGAATTACAGAATATTGTTAAAAATAGATTAGGTATGACAAGTAACTTACAGGATCAAATGAAAGTTATTGCTGATGAAGTAACTGAACAAGTTTATGATGCTTGGGGTTTGAAGGTTAATCTAGAAGGCTCTGAAGCACTACTACTAAAGACAGGTTTCTTTTCTGCATTCTCATTTAACTTGTCACAAGCTTACTTACAGTCATCTCAGATTTTAAATGCTGCAGCTATACTAGGATATGATGTGGCATCAAGAGCACTAACAGGTTCTAGTATCTTACGTGTAGTTATGAATGGAACAGATGACATAGCCACAGAAAGTTTGGGATTAAAAAAGTTATCTAAGGCTATTAAACTAAGTGAAGAAGACACTGTAGATCTTGCAGAGTTATTCCGTCAAGTATTACCAAATGAAGTTATGGGCGACAGTATCGAACTAGCAGCAAGTACGGGTGCTCTGACAGGTAAGTCCTCAAGAAATACATTTGGCAGAGCTGGTTTCAAAGCATCTAAGGTAGGCAAAGCTATCTTCAACGTAGGTCTAAAACCATTTAACTTTGGTGAATCAACAGCTAAGTCTAATGGTTTTGTAGGAGCAGCACTAGAGTTTAAAAAGGCTAATCCTGACGTATCCTTTTTGTCAGAAGAAGCTATAAACTATATAGTGACAAGAACTGAAACTCTCACACAGAACATGAGTAACACATCTCGTTCAGCTTTACAGAGTGGTGTGGGTAAAGTACCTACACAGTGGTTGTCATATTTCTTCCGTACAACAGAACAAGTATTTGTTGGTCGTGATCTAACTAAAGCAGAAAGAGCTAAACTAGGTTTTATTACAATGCCGTTCTTTGGTTTTACAGGTTTAGGCGGTGGGTTCCTTGCAGAAAAAGTAGCAGAAACCTTTGACCTTGACCCTAATGATGACACAGACAAGGCGTTGTTTATAACTATGAAGTATGGTGTTATGGATGGTTTCCTTAATCACTTCACTCCTTTTGATGTAGCTCTGTCAGAACGTATGGCCCCTATCCCAGCATTTTATGACATCATTGATAAGTTTACAGAAGAGAATGTTCTTTCAGCTATAGGTGGTCCATCAGGTAATATCGTATATACTGGTGGTGAAGCATTGTTTAACCTTGTCAATAACCTAGTCAACGGTCAGACATCTACACTTACAGAAGACTCACTAAGAATATTAAGAAACTTCTCAGGTATAAACTCAGTTGCTAAAGCTGCTGGTATTATAGCAGATGACACATACAGAAACCGTAAAGGTTTAAGGGTTCCTGTCGAAGTTGGTTTGTCAGATGCTCTTATATCTATACTAGGTTTTACACCACTGCAAGTAACTGAGTACTACAACCAGATGGGAAGAGTATTTGACTTAGGTAAAAACAATAAGGCTCTTAAAAAGGAAGTCTTGTCCAAGTCTAAACTAGCTTGGAGCATTTACGGTAAAGACCCTGAACGTGCATCTGCTATCCTAAGAGATGCTAGAACTCTTGTTTCTAAAGCACCACTAACTTATAACAGGAAGACAGATCTTCTTAGGTTACTTACACCTACAGTTGACGATTACTCTTTTCTTCTAAGAACACTATACGAAAATGATAAAGGGACTGCAGCACGATGGGCAGCCCAAACTTTACAAGGAAACTAAAACATGGCTGGTATATTTTCACCACAACTAACATCACAGGTTAGACCTGAGCAACCTGTACAAGAAGCCAATACTACAGCTAGTGTTTTTAACTTTCTAGCTGCAGGTACTGAAGAATTGTCTAGGTCTAGGATTAGGGCAAAAAGAGAAGCTGCTGCTTCAGCCCCCTCGTACACTGAACGTAAAGACATGTTCGAAAGAGAACAAAAAGCTAAGTACTCTGATGAGTTAGACTTTTTTCAGCAGCAGTTTGAGCAAGGTAATCTTAATGAAAATGATTACAAAAGAAAAATAAATATGCTTGATTTAAGGTTTGGTGGTAAAGGTATCGATGTTAATGATGCAGAATACAGTGCATTAAAAGAAACTATTACAGGTCAACCTAGTGAGATGTTTGGACAAACTGAGGCAGAGATTTTAGTTAATAACTTGAGTCTAACCCCAGAAGGACAAGGGGAAGTAAACTTTGCAAGGCTTAGTCTAATACAACAGGGTATTGAACAACCTACAACAGAAGAGTTAGCTGCTCAAATAAACTCTCGTGAAGTAACAAAAATTGCATTTGATAATACACAAATAACAGATGCAGTTGAATGGCAAAATGCTCAACCTGTATATAAACAGATGCAAAAAACCTTTAATGATGACACACTTAATGCATTTAAAGCTCTAGACCAAGCAGGTGTTAGAGTTACAGGTGAAATGTTACAAACAAGATACCTTAATTTCTTAACACTTAAATCAGAATTAGAAGCTAAGATACCTTCCTCTATTGATACATCAGATAGAGCACAGTTTGACAAAGAGATGAATAACATTGAAGAAACCTTTAAGCAACTGGGAATTTCTACAATTAACGGTGACATTGCTATTCTAAAAAAAGATGAACTACAGTCAAGAGATAAGGTTAAACTAGCAGTTAGTATGCTTAGTAAAAGTGATACTATGACTGATCAAATTCTTGCACAAGGTATTATTGCAAATAATTATATACTTAGACCAGAACAGGTAGATATACTCGACTCTAGATTTTTAGCTTTAGCTGAGACACCTATTAAAGCAGAAGATGTACCTAGTCCAGACATTGTAACAACCAATGGTCTTATGTCAACCTATGCAAACCTAATTGAGCTGGAGAAACCAGGTGGTGCTGCTGATATAGAGAAGGCCAAAGTAAGTGCAGTATCTTTACTCAACCCTGACGAACAAGCTAAGTGGAACAGTATGACAAATGCTCAGGGGTGGGTAGGTACTAAAGCATATGGTATAGCAAGTAAAGGTTTTAATTCTAAAGCAATTCTAGAAGGAGATGAAAGTTTCAGGAATGGTTTCTTCCAGAATATTGCAGGATTAGCTTTAAGTTTTGAACAGATAAATATACTAGAAGAACCTGTTTCCTTTAAGGGTGTCAGAGAAGAAGTAAGATCTGATTTACCACAAATAATTAAGTCACTAAAATCCGTTGACCCTGTAAAGGGTGAGGCTCTTGAAGCCATGATGTATAGATCTTTTGGTGCACAGAAAACACAGTATGACCAACGTATTAGATCAGATGCTAGTACTATGGGTTTTGTCTTTGATGAAACTAAACGTGTGTACAATATAGATGCTAATACTACAGACCCTGATATACTAGGCTTACGTACTGTTGTAGACAAGTACTACGGTGGTGATGTAAGTAAAGCATATGCTGATAAATTTGAGTCTATTACCTCAGCTGACGTAGCAGGGGTAACTGGCAAGGGTATGATGTTAGCAAAACCTGCTGGTGGTGACATTGTTGCAGCTCGTAATAAATTCTTAGGTCTTCTACCTAAAGAAGCTGACTTCAAACAACTGTTAGACATGCGTTCATCATCTGTATACTTGTCAAGGCTTGCAGCACAAATAGAACCTGAAGCTTACGTTGCTGAAAGAGAAGCTATGGCATTAGCTAGGAGAGGAGAGCAACCAGTAGGTACAAGGATAGACCCATTCATAGAAATACCAACTACATCTAATGACTCAGCAGTTGTCAACACAATAGGAGGGTCTGTAAGACAAGGTGACTTAGATAGAGCTACAGATGTAATTGCTCAAAGAGCTGCTAACATGGAAGTAAATGCTCCAGAATTACCAGAGATACAACAAGAAAAATTACCTATACTAGGTTCTGAAGCCGAGCCGTACACAGTTAAAGATGAGGCACAGTACAATGAGATACCGACTGGTTCTTACTATAGGGTTGGTAACGATCCTACTCTTAGGATTAAAAGAGGTAGTAACTAGAATGGTTGATTTCTGGGAAAGAGATGAGGTAGTCCAAAAGAAAAACTTCTGGGAAGGTGACGAGGTTGTCGATGTCATTGGTGAAACTTTAGATACTAGAGCTAGACAAAGTGCAATGGAAGCTGAGACAGTAGTTGAAGAAACTAAACCTCAAGCTGTTGACACCTTCATGGATAAGCTCACCGAAAGATTAATATCTTTAGAGAAATTTAGTCCCACAGCATACAAGGCTGTTAAAGATGAGAAGTTTCTTACGTATGGGTATGGACACTACGGTAAAGATGTTAAGCCTAATCAGAAGATTAACAAAGAAGAAGCATTAGATTTACTAGAAAAAGATATAGGTGACAGACTACCAGCTATACAGTCTGCAATACCTAACTTTGGAGACCTATCTGAAGAACTAAGGGTCGAGATAGCACAGAGTTGGTTTAGGGGTGGAATGTCAGGAAGTCCTGCAACAATAAAACTTATTAACCAAGGTAAATTTAAAGCAGCAGCAACTGAGTTTTTAGATAATAAAGAGTACCTAACCGCCAAGCAACGAGGTAGAGCTGGTATCATACCTAGAATGGATGCTGTAGCTAATGCTTTAAGGAACGAAGGAATTAAATAAATGTTTGGATTACCATTAGAACTAATCACAATGCTAGGCTCTACCGTTCTCGGTGGGGTCATGTCCATATGGGGTCAAAGCATTAAGGCTAAACAAGAGAATAACAAGATGCTCATGGAACGAGCTAACTTTAATGCTGAACAGGTTAACATAGCCCGTGATGCTGGTAAGACTGACAAACACTTTGCTTGGACACGTAGGCTCATAGCTTTGTCTGCTGTGTTTTCCATCATAGTATTACCTAAGTTAGTTGCTGTATTCTACCCTGAGATAAACGTCATTGTAGGTTACACTGAAGTAGAAGGTGGTATTATTAACTGGCTTCTTGGTGGTAACGAAACTGTAAGATGGCAAGCTGCGTCTG